GAGCGCTAGTGCCCGACCTTCACCCAAAGCTGCAAGCGGCCCTCGAGCGCGACGGCGTCACCCTGGGCAAGCTCGCCCAGGTCGTCGGGCTCGATGCCCGGACCGTGGCGCGGTGGGGGAGCGAGGACGAGTACGGGACCCGGGCGTCGGCGTTTCGACGGCTCGAGGATGTCATCGCCGGGAGGGCGCGCGTTGTCGAGACGGAGCTCGGGGCGTTGGTGCTCGAGGAGCTTGGGGAGGGCGTGCCGATGGCAGCGATCACGCTCGCGTTGGACATCGCTGAAGATGCCGCTGCCGAGTTGTTAGGCCAGCTCCAGCAAGCCCGGGCCACGCTTGCGAGTTATACAAGGCTCCCAGCAACTACGGCAGAAACGCCATTGAATGACGAGAAAAGTAAAACGGGGGACTTGCAGCCGTTCGAGACGCAGGGTAGCTTGCCATCCATGAACGCTTCGGTGCTCAAGGATGTGGCTTCGACCATCCGTTCCCGTCACAAGGGACATATGGTCTACTTCGCCCAGCGCGTGCAACCCGATTTCCAGGCTCGCCTGGAAGAGGCCGCGCGGCAATGGGGGATGAAACCTTCTGACGTACTCCGCGCCCTGGTGGAGTGTCAGCTTCCGCCGCCCGAAAAGTCGTAGGTATTAGCTCCCAGGTGAGCGGCGTCATGGTTAGTCGCCTGACGCCGCCGCTCACCTGGTCTCACTTCCCAGCCCGCCCTGGCAGGCCGACCGTGGAAGGTTCATGACGAGCCCTGGCAGGCCGTCGTGACTCTTCCAGGGTAGACCCTACGAGGCGCGCTGCAATGCTGGCCGTTCGTTCAGGACTGAACGAGCGTTGCCCTGGAGTTGCGCCCAAATGTCCGAAACCAATGTGGTTCAGGTCGTGGCCGACCTGACGAAAAAGATGCAGGCCCCTCCGTCTGCGGCCGACGTGGCCGCGGCCCTCAATGTCACGGACCGTCGAGCCCGTCAGCTTATCGTGCCCCTGCTGCAGAGCGGCGAGCTCGTGCGGATCGGCGGCGGGTGCATGACGCGCCTCGCGCTCCCCGATGCCGGGACCGCCGCGCGGCTCCGAGCGATCGTGCAGTCCGCGATGGAGCTCGGTCTGGCCGAGCAGCTCGCCCAGCAGCTTCGCGACGCGATGGAGGGACGGCAATGATCGACCGCATCTCTATCGTCTCGCGTCTGACGCAGGTGCTCTATCCCGCGGGCGTACCGGCCGACCGGGTCGCGCATCTCCCGCATCACCTCGCTCTGCTCGACGTCGTGGCCGAATCGGTCGCGACCGGCAAGGCGCCATCGGTCCCCCTCTCTCTCATGGCAGGTGATCCCTGCCCCTACGAGCCGGTCGGGGGGTCCGAGCTCGACCAGCCCGTGCCCTTCGTGCCGGTCGTGCCGGTGCCCGTGCGGCCCGAGCCTACGACGCCCGTGAAGCCGGCGACGGCTAAGGCCAAGGCCAATGTGGTCGAGCGTGGGCGTGGCAAGCGCAGCGGCATCGACTGGAGCCGTGTCCCTGACCTCTGGACAGAATCGCCGACGGAGCTTGCCGCAAAGTACGGCGTGACGGCATCGGCGGTCTACAAGGCACGCCAGGCGCTCAAGCGAGATGAGGTCGCCCCTGTCCCCGCCGAAGCGGTCCCGAGCGCCACGCCGCCGAAGCCGGCGCCCTCGGCTCCCGCCGTCACCGAGGACCGCGCCCGTGAGCGCGAGCTCATCGAAGCGCACATCAAGGCCAAGGGTGTGACGAAGGTCGCGACCCGGTACGTCGAACCGGACAGCATCCCGGCCAACCCGCGAGGTGGCCGATGACCGCCGCCCGACGAATCATCGAGCTGCTCGAGCGCGCGCCCATCGCCATGACGCAGTACCAGATCGCCGAGGCGACGGGCCTGCCGTTCATGACGGTGCAGAAGACGCTCTTCAACCTCAGGGCGGCCGGGACCGCTGACGTCGCGGGCTTCGCTCCCCGCACGCCGAACGGACCCCGGGCCCGCAAGGTCTGGGCCCTGGTTGCCCGCACCGGCGATGTCGAGCTTCCAGCGGCGCCCGACACGACGCCCCGGGCCCCGAGCGTGACGGTCGACACGCACGACGACACGGACCGGCCCACCGACGACGACCGCGCGACCGTGTGGGTCCAGACCATGCCCACTGGCGAGGGCTTCGTGTGCAAGAAGCTCGGCCACTTCGTGACCTTCGGCTCCTGCATCGACCGGTACACCGACGCCACGGCTCGAGCCGTCAAGGTCCCCTGCCGGGACTGCAGGGACGGCGAGCGGCGACGGACGGCCTATGCGCGGGGTGAGGGGGTGCAGGTATGACGCCGCACCACCTGTACGCCGCCGGCTTCCTCGGCGGGATCGTGGCCGTCTGCGCCCTGATCTACGTGCTCTGGCTCGATGGTCAGCTCAAGAACGCCCGGGCCGAGGCCACCGAGCTGCGACGCCAGCTCGCCAAGGTCGTCGACGAGCGGGAGCACCTGCGGCTCTCGTACCTGCGGGCCCGGTATGGGCGGGGGCGGGTTCAATGAGCGCGCTCACGCTCGAAGATCTCGCCCGACTGGCCGAGGCCAAGGTGCCGGGCTTCCAGCGCCTCAACTTCCCGTGCGGGTGCTGCGACGGCACCGGCTGGGTCTCCGCCTGGTGGTGCCATCCGTGCGCCGCGACCGGGCGCCTACCAGACCACTCGCCCGCCGCCGTGCACTTCGCGGCGTTCAGGGCGGCGACGACGCGAGACCTGGCTATCGCCCTCGTGGTGGCGACCACCGGCGCCCCGACGGACGGCGAGCGCGCTCGGGCGGCGGTCGTGGCCTTGCTCGAGGCCCATGGCGTGGAGGTGCGGTTATGAGGGGGCGCAGCAGGATCAGGCTGGTCGTGCAACACGACCGAAGCCCCGGCGAGCCTCAGGTTCAGGAGCGACCGCAGCCGACACAACTGTCAGCGCAGGTTCAGTTCTTCATCTGGCTCGACTTGCTGGCGTTCAAGCACGGCGGCCAGGGGCACATTGGGCTAGCCAACAAGCGGCCGGGCGGGCGACGCCAGGCGGTGGAACCATGAAGTTCGACCACGGCGTCAACTTTCAGATCTGCTGCATCGGATGCTTCGAATCCCGGTCACTGCAGGACTTCCGGTGGATCGGTACGTCTCCCGTCGACGGCCGCAACGTGTACCGGAACCACTGCAAGCGCTGCGAGGCGAAGCGCGGGCGGTCCGAGGAGTCGAAGGACGCGGAGCGGGTCCGGCTTCGCACACGGCAGCGGCAGCGGCGGGCTTCGGCCTCAGAGTCCCGCAGCACTGCTGCGGGACTGTCGTCCCAAGTGCAGGGGGAGTCCCGCAGCACTGCTGCGGGACTGTCGCCCCAAGTGCAGGGGGAGTCCCGCAGCACTGCTGCGGGACTGTCGCCCCAAGTGCAGGGGGAGTCCCGCAGCAGTGCTGCGGGACTGTCGCCCCAAGTGCAGGAGGAGTCCCGCAGCACTGCTGCGGGACTACACGCGGTAAATCAATCTAGATACCTGATGGAATCGCGCCCATGATCGTCTTTCCGAGAGCCGAGATCGTGGGCTTCGAGGGCGACTGTCCGTTCAGGGATGGTGCTACCCGAGCCGACGGCAAGACCGTCCGGTTCTGGCCGTCGATGTCGCCTGTGCAGGCCTTCGGCGCCGAGCACCAGACCGATGCGCACTGCGTCTCGTACGACCTGGTCAACGCGGCCGGGGCTGTCCTGCCGCAGGCGCCGCGCATCAACAAGGAAGCCCTGCCGGCGCTCGCGGCGCTCGGGATCCGTCCGGTCTTTAGCGCCCTGCTCATCGACCTGGATGACAAGGTCGGCAAGGACTCGTCACCGGACCGGAGCGCTCGGCCCGAGTGGCGAGCGGCGTTCAGTGAGTCCGTCGCCCGCCTCCCGGCGTGGCTGCAGCCTCATCTCGTCCGCTACGACACGCGCGGCGGGGCTCGCCTGCTCGTCGTCACCGAGCCGCTCGAGCTCGATGCCTACGAGCGGGCGCGCGACGGGCTCTATGCACTCTGTGTCAATGCCGGGATGGAGGTCGACCGGCTGACCGACTGGAACCGCCTCATGCGACTCCCGAACGTCATGCGGGAAGGCAAGCGCCAGGCGTACAAGGTCGACGTCGGACCGATGAGCACGCCGCTCCCGGTCGAGCTCGCCGCGACTCTGGCGATGCACGTTCCACCGCCGCCGCCACTCCCACCGGCACCGCCAAGGCCCCCGCGGCCCGTGCAGTACAACGGCGAGTCCGAGCGTCCCGGCGACACGTTCAACCGCGTGAAGTCCTGGGATGACGTCCTCTTGCCCATGGGCTGGATGCGGTCACACGACCACCAGGGACGACCCGCCTATCGGCGCCCCGGCTCGAAGAAGACGCCGAGCGAGCACAGTGCCTACGTCACGCCCGACGGCAACCTGTTCGTCCGAACGACGAGCATGGAGCCGCACGGGCTCGACGGGAACAAGAGCTACACGCCGTTCGGCCTCATGGCGGCGACGTGGGGCATGGCCCCGGACGAAGCGGCCAAGCGCGTGCGCGACCAGCTCGTAGACGAAGGGCACCTCGAGCCCTACGTCGACCGGCTCGCAGACCCCGACCTGATTGACCTGGTCCGCGGCGGCGAGCTCGCGCGCCAGGACTGGGAGGCGGTGAGGGCGGCGCAGCCGAAGGGCGAGAAGGCGAAGGGCAAGACCGAGCGGCCCCGTCAATTCGACGGCGCCAACGAGGTCCGCTTCGAGAGCGACTCGGACGTGACCCTGGCGATCGCGCTCTGTCAGGAGCTCGAGGCCGGGCTCGAAGCGCCCGTCGTCGGCTGCGAGGGCACCCTCTGGCGCTACGAGTCGCCACGGTGGCGACCGCTCAAGGCGTTTCAGATCGAGAACCACGTTGCGGCGTGGGAGGGCTCGCCCATCCCATCGTTCCGAGGCGATCCGATGCCGATGCGGCTCGGCAACGCCAAGATCAAGAGCGTCGTCGAGCGGGCCAAGGTCGAGCGTGCTGACCCCGAGTTCTTCCGCGACCACGTCGGCGCCATCGCCTTCCGTAACGGCATGGCGACGCTTCGTAGAGGCGGGGTCGTGGTCGAACCGCCGTCACCCGACCATCGGGTTCGGCACGTTATCGACCTCGAGTACACCGACAAGGACCCGGTTCACCTCTTCGACTTGCTCGGCTCGTGCTTCGAAGGCTGCGACGACGCCGCCGAGAGGGCGCTCTTCCTGTCCGAGTTCGTCGGGGCCTGCCTCGCTGGCGTGGCGACTCGCTTCGAGACCGCGACCATCCTGCTCGGCCACGGCGCCAACGGTAAGAGCACGTTCCTGAACCACGCCGTGCGGCCCATCTTCCCGGCGTCGTCCATCACGGCGGTGTCCCCGCAGGACATGGGCAAGGAATACAACCGGGCGAGTTTGGTCGGCTCGGCCATCAACATCGTCTCCGAGATGCCCGACGGCGACATCCTCGGCGCCGAGGCGGTCAAGGCCATCATCAGCGGGGAGACTGTCCAGGCCCGGCACATCCGAGAAGCGCCCTTCGATCTCAACTGCCGAGCCGGTCACCTCTACGCCGCCAACGACCTGCCGGCCCTTCGCGACTTCAGCGCCGGGTTTCAGCGCCGGTGGCGCATCATCGGGTTTCCGAACGTGTTTCCGAAGGACTCGCCGAAGAGGCGCACGGACTGGCCCGAGCTGCTCACGAGCGAGCTCGGCGCGATCGCGAGCTGGTACGCCCGCTGCGTCGCCCGAGTGCTACCAGACCTTCGGTACACGAACGTGGCGTCGAGCGAGGCCGAGGTCTATCGCTGGGTCAACGAGGCTGACAGCGTCTCGGTCTGGGTCGACGCCAGGTGCGAGCGGTCCACCGCCACGACCCTCGGGGCGAAGCTCTACGTCGACTATCGCAACTGGGTCACGTCGGTCGGCATGCGGCCGGTCACCATCCAGAAGTTCGGTCGACGGCTTTCTCGGCTGGGCGTCTCATCGATTCATTCGAGAGGTGGGGAGGCAAGAGGCCTTCTGCTTCGCTTCGGTGGAGATGCGTCGTGATCTCGAAATCCCTCACACGTAACCCACGGCCAGGACAGGGCTTTCGGCTCGCCGTGAGGGATGTGAGGGATATCAGGCCTGTAAGTCTCCTACGCTCGCGCACTACGCGCACGCACAACACGCGCGCGGGATCGTGCGCGAACCTCACAGGGCAAAAATCCCTCACATCCCTCACGGCACAGGAGAACGCGCGATGAGCTTCGTTTCCCAGGTCCGCGCCGCTATGGCGCCTCCCCCTCCCCCGCCGCCCCAGCTCACGCTGGCGCCGCCTCCACCACCGCCGCCCCCGGGGCCGCCAGCACCGGACGGCTACACGTCCTGGCAGGAGTTCCTGGCCAACGCGCTCGAGGGCGTCGCCGCAGCGCTCGACGGCGAAGACCTCGCAGGGGTGGTCGGGCTCGTGCGGGAGGCCTGCAGCGGCAAGGTGCCGACGGCCGTGTTTCGTGCGGCCGAGACCCGCCTCACGGCAATGGACGACGGCGACGTGGAGCGTTGGTACGACGACGGGCCGCGTTCGACGCATCGGTCGCGCTTTCGCGAGCGGTGGGACAGCTTCGACTTCGGGCCGTCGCCCCTATGAAGGGCGGCGCCGAGTCCTGGCACCAGATCACGCTGGCGGGCTACCTCGACCGCGCTCAGCTCGTCTGGTGCCACGTCCCGAACGGGGGCAGGCGAGGCAAGCGCGAAGCGGCCGAGCTGCGGATGTCGGGGGTCAAGGCGGGCGTGCCTGACGTGCTGGTCTTCACCCCGTCCAAGGACGCGCCCAGGGGCTGCGCCCTCGAGCTGAAGGCGCCGGGCGGTCGCGTCAGCGACGAGCAACGGACCTGGCTCGAGCAGCTCGCCCGGCTCGGGTGGGCGGTCGTCGTGGCGTACGGCTACGAGGATGCGCTCGTGCAGCTCAAGAGCCTCGGTTACGAGGTTCCAACTTGACTGCTCGGGGGTTCAGTATCCAAGCTGACTTCGTGAGCGATTGCGAACGGATGCGGCTATGGCGAAAGACGACGTCGCAGGAGCCGACGCCGTTCACGCGGCGCATCGCTGCAGCTCGCCAGGGCCGGACGCTACGGACCCTGGCGAGGCTTCTGGACGTGCCCTACGGGACGCTTCGGACGTGGCTCGCCTATCCGCCACGGCGATCAACGCCTGCCATCAGACGCGCCTGCGAGCGCCTCACCATCATGGGGTACCAATGACCATCGACATCACCGAAGCGATCGTTGCGCTCTGCCTCTGGCCCTGCCTCTCGTACACGGTGGGTAGCACCGTGCCCTTCCTTGCTCGCCGCTGGGCGCGGTGGTTGCGGGTCATCCCTGCCCCCGTGCTCGGGGCCGTCGCCAACGTGGTGGGCGCATGCCTGTCCCTGCTCGCGGTGTGGGCCGCATAGGAGTGGTCATGAACGACTACGAGATGGAACAGCAGGTTCGACGGGCCATCCAGGCCGAGTTCAAGGGCTGGACGATCGACCACCTCGAGAAGACATGGAGGCAGCGGCAATGGAGCGTGCACATCACCAACGGGCTGGTCCATGCCATCGTGTACTACATCGACGCTGACCAGTTTCCTTGGTCCGTCGATGGCCTACGCGCTGAGACGCTGAGCGCCGCGCGTGCTCGACGTGTCGCTCGACTACGAGAGCACCTCGAGACGATGGAGGGCACGCGGTGAGATGCAGCTGCAGCCCCGACTTCAAGGACGCGCGAGGCTACGCGCGCCCGGAGCCGTGCCCCGTGCACTGGCCCGAGGCCTTCGTCGCCTTCGTCGAGCGGGCCCGCGCGAAGGTGTGTCAAAATCGACACACCCCAAGGGAGGGGGGCCCCTTGGGTCCTTCCCAGGGGGGTGGGGTCGTTCGTGGGTGCCTGTCGGGCTCGGGGGGTGGCTAGTACATGAGTTGTAAACCTTATTTCGCTTCGTGTATTCATGACACTTAGCCCAGGTCAGTACGCCCGTCGCCTGGGCGTCGACATACGAACCCTGCAACTCTCGTCGAAGCGGCTGCACATGCCCTGGCAACCGGGCATGGCCCAGGTCGATGTCGAGCTGATGGACGCCGCTTGGCAGGCGGCGTACCGACGCGGCGAGGTCAAGAGCCCAGTCCCGGGCCAGGACGACGAGCGCGACGACGACGCCGAGGCGGGCTCGCTCGAGCAGGCGAAGCTCCGGAACGAGTTGGCTCGTGCCCGTCTCACCGAACTGAAGGCCGACGCGCTTGAGAAGAAGCTCGTGCCGGTCGCGGAGGTCGTGGCAACGTGGGTAGCCATTGGCGCGGCTATTGACAGTGTCCTCGACTCGCTCGCCGAAAAGATCGTCGCCGCTTTGGGCTACAAGCGGGAGGACGTGGCCAAGATCCGGGCAGTCATCGCCAAGGAACGCAAGGGGCTGGGCCAGCGCGTCGAGCAGCTCGCCGTCGAAGCGGAAGCCGAAGCGCAGCCGCTTTCCGAGTTGCTCGGCGACGACGAAGAGCCGGCACCGCCGACGGCGCCGAAGAAGCGCGGACGCCCATCGAAGAAGGGGGGCCGCAGTGCATCCTGAACTTCGAGCCGCAGTCCGCGCTCTTGCGGCGCGGCTCTATCCGAAGATGACGATCAGCATCGCGGACTGGGCCGACCTCCACCGCCACCTGTCGTCGATGAGTTCGCCAGAGCCGGGTCCATGGTCGACGGATCGTGTTCCCTACGACCGCGAGATCATGGAGTGCTTTCACCCGGACAACCCGACCGAATGGGTGGTGTTCCTGACCGGAACCCAGGTGGGAAAAACGGAGCTCTTGCTCACGGTCCTGTACTTCTACATGCACCAGTTTCCGCGCCCGATCGCCTACGTTCTGCCGAACGAGCAGGCGTGCAACGACTTCAGCGAGCAGCGCGTCGACGACGGTATCAAGGCCTCGCCCGCGCTCCGCGCCCTCGTCGGCGGGCAACACTCGAAGGATGCGGACGGACGCAAGGGCAAGGACGCGATCAACGCGAAGAAGTTCCCGGGCGGGATGCTCTTCCTGTTGCCGGCGACGTCGAAGGCGGCGCTCGCTTCGAAGCCGTGCGGCGTGCTGCTGCTCGACGAGCTGAACCGATTTCCGCGCGAGCTCGAGGGCGAGGGCTCGCCGGTGCACATCGTCGAGCACCGTTCGCAGAACTTCCTCAATCGCAAAATCGGACTGGTTTCGACGCCGACCGACGAAGGGGATAGCCCCATCGATGAGTGGTACGCAAAGACCGACCAGTGCGTGTACGAGGTCCCTTGCCCCGAGTGCGGGACATACCAGGAGCTGAAGTTCCGTAAGTCGCCCGACCGGCTGGGCGGCGTCGTGTGGCGCGAAGGCGAGCCCGCCGAGGCCTGCTACGAGTGCTCCGAGTGCGGGCACTGGATAGAGCACCGGCACAAGACCGACATGCTGGCCGCTGGTCGATGGCGCGCAACTGCGACGGCGACGCTACCTCGAGCGCGAGGCTTTCGGCTCAATGCGCTCTACAGCCCGTGGGTCGACTGGGGCAAGCTCGCCGGCAAGTTCCTCGCCGCGAAGAAAGACCCGGTTCTGATGCGCGACTTCATTACGCTCGACCTGGCCGAGGCCTGGCGTCACGGCAGCGGTGCCGTCGTCGACCCCGACTCGCTCGCGCAGCGCGCCGAGGCCGGCTGGGGTGCGGGGCAGCGCCTCGAGGTCCCGGCATGGGTCCAGGCGCTGACCTCGTTCGTGGACGTCCAAGAGGATCGACTCGAGGTGTCGGTCTGGGGCTGGACAGTTCGGAACGAGGCCGCGCTCATCGGTCACTGGATTCTGTTCGGCGACCCGCCGACGCGCGGTCATGCCGTGTGGGGCGAGGCGAACGAGATCATCACGCGCCGATTCCGGACGCCGGCGGGCATGCTCTCGATCAGCGCAGGCGGTATCGACACCGGGTCGGGGTCGCACTGGGACGCGGCGGCGGCGGCCAGCCGGGCGTACGGATGGCAGAAGCGCCGGCAGTTTTTGACGAAGGGCCTGTCATCACCGCAGGGCGAGAACGACAACCGGCCTATCTGGCACCAGAAGATCGCGAAGAAGAAGGGGACGCTGCACCAGATTCCGATCAACGTGTCGCGGGCGAAGCGAGACCTGATGCTTCGCCTGGCCAAAGATGATCCGCCAATGATCCGTTTCCCGCGTGAAACGACGCCAACGATACAGCCCGAGTACTACACCCAGCTCTGCGCCGAGGAGCGCGTGCGGACGGCCGACGCGACCGGGCGCAGTGTGGCTCGGTGGCGACTCAAAAAGGGCCACGACCGCAACGAGGCGCTCGACTGTTTCGTCGGGGCCTACGCGGCGTTCCTGTCCCTCGACTACAGACGGCTGCCTCTGCCCTGCGGGGAGCGAGACGATCTGCCGCCGTGCCCGGTGGTTTACACTGAACCGTTGCGCAGTGGTTCGCCAGCGGCGATAGTGAAGGCAGCGCCTCCCAAGGCGCCAAAGAAGAAGGCGGCCAAGTCGTCGCCGTGGGGGGACTCGTGGCGACGACTGCCGAACTCCAGCAGAGGCTAGACGAACTCGAAGAGGCCATCGACACGGGCGCGGCGTCGGTGACGATCACCACGGGTGGCTCCACGCGGGCGACCACGTTCCGTGGCGAGGACGCCATGATCCGGGCGCGGAACCGACTGCAGCGGCTGTTGGGACAGACACCGACTCGTCGGAGAGTCGGACGCATGACGGTCGGAAGGGGGCTCTGATGCTGGGCAGTCTGGGCATGAAGCACGCGAGCCTCAACTTCGATGCGGCGAGCACGGAGGGACGCCACGCGGACTGGTCGGCGGTAACGCCTCGCGCAGTCGACTCGCTGACCCGACGCCAGGGCGATCGACTCCGAGCGCGTTCGGTCGACATGGCACGTAACGACATTCTTGCTGCGACGGCGCTCCGCAAGCTCTCGATGGCCATTGCTGGAGTCCGGCCGCGCGCGGGCACGAACGACCCGGTTCTGAACCGCGATATCGATCAGCTCTGGGACGAGTGGGAGAAAGAGGCATCAACGTCGGGCTACCTGACGTTCTCCGGTCTCATGTGGCAGCTCATCGGCGGGATGCTGGGCGGCGGCGGCGCGATTCTGCGCGCACGAGCTCGGCGCATCGAAGACGGGCTGACGGTCCCTCTGCAACTCGAAACGCTCGACATCGGTCACATCGCAACCCACCTGACACAGCGCACCGAACGCGGCGGGCGGATCACCCAAGGCATCGAGTTCGATTCGATCGGCCGTCTGCTGGCCTATCACCTGTGGCGAGAGCTCCCCAACGGCGACTTCGCCGACGGGCGGATCGTCCGTGTGCCCGAGCAGGTCCTGGCGCACGTGTTCGTCCCGCAGGAGATCGGACAGACCCGGGGCATCCCGTTCGCGACGCCAGCGCTGGTCAATATTCGAGACCTGCAGGTCCTGGGCGACGCTCAGCGGACACGGGCGATCGGTGAGTCTGCGTTCATGGGCGTGGTGACGACCTCCGGCGATGAGGACGGCGCCGGGATCACTGGCAACCCTGACGACGAAGGCAACACGAACGACGATGACGAAGTGCTCGAGCACTTCATCCCGGGGACGTGGACGTACCTCAAGGCGGGGCAGGACGTGAAGATTCACAGCCCGGTCGGAACGACGTTCGATGCGCTGAAGCGCGACGAGGTGGGCAAAGTCGCGGCCGCGCTCGGCGTCACATACGAGCAACTCACCGCCGACCTCTCGCGTACGAACTGGACGAGCTACAAGGCGGGCCAGATCGATCACAGGGCGCTGGTGCGGTTCATTCAACGCGAGATCGTCGTGCCGATGGCGATGCGCCGCGTCTACGTGTGGTTCATCGACGCTGGGGTCGCGGCGGGTCTCATCCCGCGCGCGGCGATGAGCTCCGAGCGGACGATCCGTGGCGGTGGATCGTACCGGGTCAACTACCCGATGCGGTCCGTCTATCCCCCGTTCTCGGAAGTCGATCGCGCCGCGGAGGCGAAGGCCACGAACCTTCAGCTCAGAAACGGCCTCACCGACATCGAGCGGGTCTGGGAGGAAGAGGGTCACGATCCGTCGGTGGTTTGGGACCGTCTGCAGCGTCAGAACGAGGAAGCGAAGAAGCGCGGGATCGTGCTGGATTGCCTGCCATCGATGACCACGTCGAGCGGACAGACGCAGCAGTCGCCAGCCGATCCGGAGCGCAACTCGGCTCCGTAGCACGGCACACAGCGTAAGGCATTTTCACTGCTCAGGGGTTCAGGTGTAGCGTGGTCGTCATGATCGACCGCCTTCATCTCGACCAGCTCAAATCGAAGCCCCGCACGGCGGCGTCGTTTGTCCCCGGGACGTGGGATGATGAGACGAATTCGATCGAGGTCACCTGGTACACCGGCGCAGAAGTCGCACGGTACAACTGGGAGGACGGCGAGTTCTTCCTGTCGTTCGACTTCGCCGGGGTCGATCTGAGCCGATACAACGCGGGCGCGGCAGTCCTGAAGGACCATCGCGATCACACGTCGGACGCTCAGATCGGCAAGGTCATGGAGAACACGGCGCGGGTCGAGAATGGCATGGGCAAAGCCCGCGTGCAGTTCTCGCGGGACCCGGCTCTTGCCGCATTCGTTCAGGACGTGAAGGACGGGATCCGCAAGAACCTGTCCATGGGCGCCGACATCGACCGGTCGACGCTGGCGTACATCTCGAAGAAGGGCGTCGCAGGCCAGACGGTGACGCGTCTTCGGGCCATGAAGTGGACGCCCTACGAACTTTCATTCGTGACGGTCGGGGCTGACCCCGGCGCACAGACCCTCTCGGCCGACCACGGCGCAGGAGATCCACCGATGACGACCGCGTATGCACCGACCGATGCGGAGAAGGCGCAGCTCCGCGCTCAGCTCCTGAACGAGCAGAAGGAGCGACTCCGAGCGATCAAGGCGGCGTCGCGGATCGCGGCTCCGATCGGGCAAGAAAAGCTCGACGCGATGATCGAGAAGTTCGCCGAGAGCGAGCTTCCGATCTCCGAGATCGGGCCCAAGTTCGTCGATGCTCGTCTGGCGTGGGACGCCGAGCAGGTCGTGCACGGGCAGCAGGGCGCGTCGGTCAAGAGCGAAGGCCGACACAAGCTCGGCAAGATGCTGGTCAAGGCGCTCGCCATCGAGATGGGCGCCGAGAGCGTCAAGCTCAAGGACGACGAGCGGCAGTACCTCCACGAGAACGTGCCGAACCTCTCGCAGCGGCGCCTGGCTGAAGGCGTGCTCTCCCGCAAGGGCGTGAAGTTCGGCCACCTCGACGACGGCGAGATCATGGAGTACGCGCGACTCCACTCGACGACGGCCGAGTCGGTGATGCGCTACCGCCTGAGCCGGCCGAAGTACGAGCAGAACTTCGTCGAGCGCCTGGGCGAGGTGACGATCGACGACCTCGACATCGTCTTCGGCTCGGCCACCGAGCTCGTCATCATGGACGGCGTCAAGGCCCAGCCGACGACCTACCAGTACTGGTCGATCCCCATCCCGATGGGCGACTTCCGAGAGACGAAGTACGTCGATCTCTCGGAGTTCCCGGACCTCGAGGAGGTGCCCGAGTCGGGCGTGCCGACCGAGGGTACGATCGCGGAGAAGGGCGAGCCGATCTCTCTCACCGAGTGGGGGCGTCGGATCAAGTTCAGCCGCAAGGCGGGCGTCAATGACCGCTACGGGATCATCGGCCGCACCTTCCGGAACTACGGCCGCCGCATCAGCGCGTTCCGCGACGCGAAGATGTACGCGCTCCTGCAGCAGAACAGCGGCTCGGGTCCTCAGCTCACCCAGAACGAGGCCGGCACGTACCTCTTCAGCACGGCCAACGGCAACGTCGGCACGACGGGGGCCCTGTCGGCTGACCTTCTGGCGGAGCTCCGGAAGAAGGTCCGCGAGCAGAGCAGCGTGACCGACCTCGAAGGCGGCTCGCTGAAGCTCGACGCGGAGATCGCGCTCTGGCTCACGGGCACCACGCTCGAGCACAAGATGGAGCAGCTCCTGGCCACCAACGGCTACATGCCGACGACGTCGAGCGGCGTCGTGACCGAGAGCATCCGCAAGCGTCACGTCGCGTCGCCGCACATCACGTCGACCACGTCGTTCTACGGCTTCGCGGATCCGGGCATGCACCCGTGCTTCGGCGAAGCGGTCCTCGGCAACGAAGGCGTCCTCGTCGACCAGATCTTCGACGAGCGGTCGCGCGGCGTCGAGACGATCGTCCGCGTCGCGGCGAAGGCCAACGCGCTCAGCTTCCGCGGCTGCGCTCGCAACGCCGGCGCGTAACCAATCCAACGGGAGCCCGGTAGCGGGCTCCCTGCCGGGCCACCGGCGCAAGAGGAGAGAGGCATGCAGAATGGAGTTTCGGAGTCGACTCGAGTCACGTTGACGGCGCCGTCCGCGCTCGTCAGTGGCGAGCCGCTCGTGATCGCGCCGAACCTGTTCGGCGTGCCCTACTCGGACGCGGCCAGTGGCGCCAAGGTGGCTCTCGAGACGGCGGGCCAGCTTCGGCTCGACAAGGTCTCGGCCGCGATTGCCGACACGCCTCACGAGGCGGCCGAGGCCATCGCGTTCGGTGCCCGCGTCTACTGGGACCGGGAGAACGAGGTCGCTACGGGCAAGCCGCTCGGTCCGTTCATCGGCGTTTGCATCGAGGCGGCCGCGTCCTCGGCGACGAAGGTGCGCGTGCAACTCCGTCCGATGGATCACGCGCTTTCCGGATGGACGTGCGGCTGGCTCGACGGCAACGGCGGGCTGACCACGGGCGCGCACGACCTGGAGGGCGGGCTCATCCCCGCCGGTGCGCTGCCCCTGCGCTACATCTACAAGGTGCTGCGCAACAACTTCGCGTCCCCGACGACGGACGGTGCGACGATCGCGCTCGGCACCGAGGACAGCGCCGCGAGCCTGAAGGCGGCCACGGCGATCAGCTCGGGCACCACCTGGGACGCGACCGGCACGCCGGTCGCCGCGTCCGCGGCGGTCCTGGCGCCGACCACGGCCGAGCGGAAGATCCGCGCGACCGTCGCGGTCGAGGGCACGAGCAACACGGACTCGGTCCTCGTCGTCTGGGTCGAGTGGATCCTGCTCGGGACCTTCACCTAAGTGGCCAGGTTCGACCGGCTCGCAAGACTCGCCCAACGAACGAGTGGGCGTGTCTGGGGTGAGTCGGCGACCCTGACCATCGGCGGCGAAGAGTACTCGATCCGGGGTGAGTTCGATTCCGCAACCGCTCGAGAAGAGGTCCTCTCTGACGGGCCAGCGGTAATCGAGACTCCGACTCAGATCTGCGTTCAACGCGAGCAGTTCGACGATGCCGCGATCACCGTCGACGTCGACACAGTCACGGTCCGCGGCATCACCTACACGATCACCGAAGCCCGCCCCAACGGGGTTGGCGCGTTGATCCTGATCTTGAGGCGGTGACCTGTGCCGGCAGCGTGGGCGACTACAGTGCGGACCGATGCGATCACGCGGCTGGCAGCCGCGGGGACCATCGCGAGCACGCGCGTTCGCGACTCGATGACCCGCGGGATCCAAGCCGATACGCAAGACGGGAGCGTCACGGCCGACGTCACGCCAATGCTCGTCGTCGAGACTGGTGGGGTGCAGCGTGAGCTGAGGAGCCACAGTAAGAACGACTTCGTCGAGATCCTCGATCTCGTTGTTCAGGGCTATGTGGTGCCGACGGACGGTGAGTCTGACGCGGCGTTGGCGGCCCGCCTCGATACGCTTGAGGAGCAAGCGTTCGTCGCGCTGTGGCAGGACGGCGACTGGCTGGTGCAGTACCGCCAGGGATCGGGTGCGGGCGAGGGACTCGAGCCTAGGCCGACCGACAAGGCGGTCTACAAAGACGAGTCAGGCATACGCCTGGGCCGCTTTCGCCAAGTGCACGAAATCAAACGCCGAGTCGTCCGGCCGGCATATACAGGTGGCGATGCGCTTGAGCGCGTCGTCGCCACGATCACGACCGACGACGCGACGATCGCGACGGTCGACCTGCAAGACCTGGAGGCGTGATGGCTCCGAAACGTGAACGTGTCCGACTCATACCGCGCGACGGCGCTCGGATTCTCTGGCCGGCGGGCACGCCGAAACAGGGCAGAGCGCTCCTTAAGACGGGCGAAGAGGTCAATCTCGATCCGTACTGGCGAGCACGGATCGCAGACGGCGGCGTTCGCGCCGAGCCGGTCGCCGAGTCGGCGTCCGAAGGGCAGGAGTAAGTCATGACGATCCCGATCAGCGATGTCCCGACCACGACGCTCGTGTCCCTTGTCGCCGTGCAGCTCAGCCGGCAGGGCACGACCCCGAGTGAGGCGGCCCACCGGGTCGGGATCGTCGGGCAGAAGACGAGCGCGGGCAGCGCGACGGCCAACACCTGCGTTCAGGTGACGAGTCCGGAGCGGGCCGTTGCCTTGTTCGGCGTGGGCTCCCAGCTCGCGATCATGTGCCAGACCTTCCTGCGCAACGATCCGACCGCCGACCTCTGGGGCGGGGTCCTCGCGGACAACGGCACTACCAAAGCGACCGGGTCGATCCAGGTCACGGCGGCTGCCACTGGCGACGGGGTCATCAAGCTCCGAGCATTCGGCAAGCGGATCAGCGTCGGCGTCTCGGCGGGCGACTCGGCGAACACCATCGCCGCGGCCATCCAGGCCGAGCTCGCGCTGCACACGTACCTGCCGACGGTGCCCACGGTGTCCACGGACACCGTCACCTTGACCGCCAAGAACGCGGGCGTCGCCGGCAACACTGGCCGAATCGAAGTCAACCCGGACCCGGGCGATGTCCTTCCGGCGGGCGTGGCGCTCACCATCACGCAAGTCTCGGGCGGCTCGACCGACCCGGCGGTCTCGACTCTCATCACGGCGATGGCGGCGCAGAACGTTCGCCACATCGTGGTGCCTCGGACCGATGACACGATCATGGACGCGTTCGACGCCGAGCTGCTCGATCGCTGGTCGGCGCTGCGGGCCAATCGCTCGCACGCCTACTCGTGCATGGTGGCGAGCGTCTCGGACCTGACGACCTGGTCGGGCTCGCGCAACTCGCCTCACCAATCGACGTTCGGCCTCGCGGCGCCGCCCTGCCCGGAGTGGGAGATTGCGGCGGCGGCCGCGGGTCAGATCGTCAAGTCGACGCGCGCCCACCCGTCGGTCCCGTACATGGATCTGGCGCTGCTCGACTCGCTAGGACAGCCGATGCCGGGCCCAGTCGAGGGGTCGCGATTCACGCCGACCGAGCGCAATACCCTTGGTCTCGCTGGCGTCGCAGGTCTCTTCACCGACCAGTATGGCCAGCTTCGGATCGAGGCCGCGGTTACGCACTACAAGACCGATGGCAACGGGGTCGCCGACAGAACGCTTCGGTGGACCAACACGCTGCATCAGGCCATGTACGTCATCGACGACATGGAGGGCGCGACGCGTCAGTTCTGTAGCGGCAAGATCCTCGTCGACAACGCGGCCGTCGTGTCGCAGGGAACTCCGGCGGTCGATGCCGCGATGGTGCACGGCCACTTGGTGGGCCGGTACAAGCTCCATGTCTCGAACGCAATCACCGAGAACCTCGAGCGCTTCGCCGAAGACCTCGTCGTCGAGCGCAACGAGTCGGAAGCGCACCGGCTGGACATCAGCTACCCGGTCGACTTCGCGAATCAACTCAACGTGGTAGCGGCGATCTTCCGCCCCTATCTGCAATTCCCGGGGGCGTAAGCCATGGCCGAGCTCTGTAGTGGCGTTCTGATGGTCGAGATGGACGGCGTGATCTGTGAGTTCGAGGGCGGCTTCACGGTCCAGCCGAACTCGGAGATGCGCGAGGAGAAGATCAGTCACTCCGGCAAGGTGGGGATCAAGCGCACGCCGATCGCTCCGGGGTTCAAGGGCACCATGCAGGTGTACGACACGAACACGGCCAAGCGGTATCACGACTTCGTGAACAAGCCGTGCCAGGTCCGGACGCGCGGCCGGACCTATTCGTTCACGGGCGCGACCTCGAAGGGGACGTTCGAGCACGACCTGGTCGAGGGCACGGTCGAGATCGAGGTCTTTGCTCAGGAGTGCAGTGAATCCTAATGGCGTCGCGACCGACCACGCCGCCGCGCCCCGGGGTCCCGACTCAGCGGCAGGCTAACGCTCCGCCGCCGTCCCCGCGGCCGAACCCTGCACCGACGCCAGAAACGCCGGCGGTGTTCGAGTTCACGATGTCGCGGGCGATCCTCGCGGGGCTCCCGGCGGTGATGACGTCGAAGCTCCGGTTCAAGCGGCTGCCGGGTCTCGGCGAGCTCGCGGGCTGGCTCGACGAGAGCAGCACTGAGGACATGCAGCGGACGCTGGAGGTGTTGCCTTTCCGTATTGACTGGCAACGCCTTGTGCTCGTGAACTGTGGCGCCCTGTCGCACGAGCAGGCGTCGCTGGTGCCGCTCGAGGACTTCGCTCGATTGGGCCGAGCGCTCGCCCCTTTCTTGGACGGCTCCCGTTCGATTGGCGAACCGGAGCCGTCCGACTCGCAGAGCGTTTCGGATGGGGACCCCGAGACGTCGCAGAGCTGACGGTCTCGGAGCTGAACTGGTGGCTCGACACGGTCGAGCTGCTACGGCCACGCGGCCAGGAGTGAGCGGTGGCGACGACCTATCCCGTAGCAGTCCACGTCAAGGCCAAGGACTCGGCGTCCGAGGTCATTGGCCGCACGGCGCGGCAGATCGGGCGTTCGCTGTCGGGGATCCGCGGGCAGGCGACGAGCGCATCATCCGCACTGTCAAGCGTCGGGGCGAGCATCCGCGAGGGGACGGGACGCGCGCTGCTGTATGGCGTGGGCGCCATCGGCGCCGGCATGGTAGGTGCGGGGATTGCTGCGAAGAACTGGGCAGACGGCGCACTCGAAATGAGCGGCGAGCTCGTCGACTTCCGATCGAAGACGGGGTTCGCAATCGAAGCGCTTCAGGAGTGGCGGTACGCGGCCAATCAGTCGGGCGTTGAGACTAGCACCTTCAACGCGGCGATCATGAACCTTTCCAAGCAGCTCGGCCCGCTACGGAACGGGACAGGCAAGCTCGCCAAGTACACGAAGGGCACACTTAATCCGGCGTTGCTCGCGCAGGTCAAGGCGACGACCTCAACCGAAGAGGCGCTCGGGCTCTACATCGCGGCGCTCGAGGAGATCGAGGACCCGTCGAAGCGGGCGGCGGCGGCCCAGGCGATCTTCGGTCGCGCCGGCAAAGACATGACGGCGCTTGCGGCGGCTGGCGCGGTGGAGCTCAAGCGGCTTCGGGAGGAGAAGCGGCACGACGGCGTTCAGTCCACCGAGACCGCTGAGAAAAACGAAGCCCTCGGCGACCAGGTAGCGCGGCTCAAGGGTCGCTATGAGACTTTCACCACGACGATCGGTAGCCACTTCCTCGCCGCGCTCGAGCCGCACATGGCGGGGCTAGGGCAGTGGTTCGATCGAAACCAGGACGTCATTGGTCAAAATGTGGCCGGGGGTGTCGAGTGGCTCGCGGATGCGTTCTCTCGAATTGACTGGGATGCCATCGCGAGCGGCGCTCGCACGGTCAAGGATGTCTTCGACGGGCTGTACGGCGTCGTGTCTGATGTCAAAGAGGCTATCGATCTGCTGCCTCAGTTCGGGGAGCATATCGGGACGAAGGCAGCCGACTGGGCTGACGAGCGAGCGTTCCGAAACGAGCAGGCTCGGCTTGGACGTATGATCCCTGACGCCCAGGAGAAGGCGACTGAGGCTGCGGCACGCGCTGAGGCGTTGGCCGCTCTTGAACCCCTTGGCTTTGCGTCCCCGCAGCAGAGATGGGGAGCGTATGCCTATTCTCTCGGGGAACAGCAGAAGCTGGACGCTTTGCTCGAAGAAAACCGGGCTAACGAGTCGCGATATCGAGGCCAGCGCTCGGGCATGTACAACTTGCCCGTCCAAGGTGCCGGCTTCTTCGGCCGCAGCATGGAGGCGTTGAACGCCCCGCGCACGGCGGCCGAGCGCCTGAACGCGCTTCCGTACGGTCTCGGCCAGGTGCACTCGGCGGGCCCGCCGGCGCCGCCGCAGGAGGTCGTGATCCGAGTGGAGTCAGAGCCGGGCACGACAGCGACGGTGGTCAAACAGCCGAAGTCGAGCAACGTCCGGGTGGGCAAGCGAAACGTGGGAACGGGGCCGCATTGATGGCGTGGACGGACTCACTACGGGCGTCGTCGTTCCGCGGCGTCCCCTTCGAGGTCGACACCGCGCAGATGACGGGCGGTCGTCGCGTCGGCGTCCATGAGACGCCCGGTGGCGACAATGCGGTGACCGAGGATCTCGGTCGCCGGACGCGTGCCATCAACGTGGAGGCGTACGTCATCGGCGACGACGCGGTCGCTCAGTCGATCGCGCTCATAGCGGCCATCGAAGCGCCGGGCCCGGGCACGCTGGTGCATCCGATCTATGGGGAGATCACGGTCAACATCCCGGAGTACCGTCAGGTCGACAGCTGGGACAACGGCAATGTGATCCTGCTCTCGCTGAGCTGCATCGAGGCGGGCGAACTGTCGTTCATTACGCTCGATTCGGGCTCGGCGCTCGACACGGCGCTCGACGCGATGGACGCAGCGACGCTCGCCGAGCTCGAAGACCAGATGGTCACCGAAGGCTTTTCGCTGGCCGTCCTTGATGCGGCGATAGCCGCAGTCGAAGATGTGATGACGGCAATCGAGGAAATCGTCGCGACGCCGTTCGCCGCAGTCGCCGAAGTGTCTTCGGTCCTGACGGAGGCGCAACTGCTCAAGTCGCGGGCGACGGCGCTGGCCAACGCGCCGGCAGACTTCGGCGCGGCGGTGCAGTCGCTGATGCGGCAACTCGGTGACCTGTTCGGGCTCCGTCGACTGGCCGCGGGGGCGGGCAACGCCTACGTGGCGCCGACGCCGTCGACGCCGTCGCGTGACCAGGCGGCGCAGGTGGCGTACGCAGCCGAGCGCGCCCAGATACGATACGCGCTCGGCGCCGCGTGTGCTCACATTCGAGACACCGACTTGACGGAGTACGACGCGGCGATCGCCGACCGTGACGCCGTGGCGGCCCTGATTGCCGCCGAGGAGGAGGTCAGCGACGGCGACGTGGTGGACGCTCTTCGGTCGCTTCGGACTGCGCTCATCGAGGACGTCACCGCTCGGGTCGCGAGGCTCCCGCGGACGACGCTCTTCACGCCGCCGGGCGTCGTGCCGACGGTTTTGATTGCGCAGGCGCTTTACGGGGATGCGGACCGCGAGACTGAGATCATCGCCCGGAACGACATCATCCATCCGATGTTCGCGCCGGTCGAGCCGCTGTCGGTGCTCACCACATGAGCGAGCTACCGAACCACGATGTGCGGCTGGAAGTCGGCGGCAAGGCGTTCACCGGATGGAGCTCCGTTGACATCACGCGGAGCCTCGAGCAGGTGGGCTGGACGTACTCGCTAGAGCTGTACCAGGGGGCGACCGCTGCCGAGCCGGCAGTCATTCGGCCTCAGTCGTCGTGTGTGGTTCGGATCGACCGAACGCCGGTGATCACGGGCTATGTCGACCGAGTGAGAGTGAGCTGCACACGCGATGGCATCGACATGCCTGTCGCGGGTCGGAGCAAGACGGCCGACCTGGTCGACTGCCATCCCAATCCCGATGGCCCTCGGCGATGGAGTCGGATCAAGGTCGAGTACCTCGCCGCGCAACTCGCCGCCGAATATGGCGTCGACGTCGTGACCGACGCGAGCACGGGTGCGCCGCTTGACCGGTTCGCGCTTCAGACCAACGAGACCGTGTATGAGGCGATCGAGCGGGCGTGCGGGCTCCGCCAGCTGATGCTCTGTGACGACGAGCGCGGGCGCCTCGTGATCACGCGGGCGAGCTCGGAGGTGCTTCCGGGCGCGCTGGTCTACGGGAGCAATGTCGAGTCGGTGTCATGCGAGTTCGACGGCTCCGATCGGTACAGCGAGTATCTGTGCCGTGGGCAGCGGGCAGGCGGGGCCACCATCGACGCCGACGCCGCTCAGCTCGTGACCGGCCGAAGCACGGATGGGACAAGCCGCACCCGACGCCTGGTCATCCAGCCGGACGGGCGCACGGACGCGGCCGCCTGCAAGTCACGTGCGGAGTGGGAGATGCTCACTCGGTACGGGCGCTCGACGTCGGTCACGGCGACGGTGCCGGGGTGGCGCGGTCCCGACGGCGCAGTCTGGGAGATCAATCGGAACATTCGAGTGCGCGTCTTGCCTGCGCTCATCGACGACGATCTACTGATTGTCTCGGCGCAGTTTCTGCGGGACGCCAAAGACGGCACCCGGACCACCCTCACGCTGCAGCCCCGCGAGGCGTTTGCCGCGTACACGCCGCCGGGGCGTGGGCGCCGCGGTGCTCGGTCTGAGAAGGGGTTCTTTCTAACGGAGTCCGAAGCGGTTGCGGCGGGACGGCGAGCGGAGGCGAACCGGTGAGCGCTGCGGGCAAGGTGCTGGGGATGATCCGGCGCGGGGTTCTCGTCGGCTCGAAGTTGGCTGACGGCGCGCTCCGTCAGATCCAAGCCAAGGTCGACGGGGCGGTCGTCGATGATGTCGAGCTCTTCGAGCACTATGGCGTGGCGTCGGTGGCGCCGTCGGGCGCAGATGTCCTGATCGTCCACGTTGGCGGAGACGAGTCGCACCCGGTTGGGATTGCTACGTCGCACCGGTCGCACCGGCCGAGCGGCCTGACGGCGGGCCAGGTCGCGCTCTACGACTCGACGGGTAAGGTGGTGACCCTCTCGACCTCGGGGATCCAGCTCGGCACCAGCGCGAGCAAGGGCGTCGCGCGCAACACCGACACGGTGAGCGTGACCATTCCCGCGAACACGGTGGCCGTCGGATTCTCGGGCGGGTCGGCCGTGATGAACGCGTTACCGATCACACTGACGGGCACGATCACGAGCGGCAGCGCGACGGTCAAGGCGGTGGACTAGTGGGCACGACCTACACGGTGGGGCCGTCTGGCCGGGACTACACGACGATCCAAGCGGCGATCCAAGCGTGCCGAACGACGGCGACCAGCCGCGCGGACATGGATCGGATCGTCGTCGATGGCGGGACGTACACCGAAGCGCTCGACACACAGAAAGTCACCGACGGCTATTGGGGCGTCGTGTGCGTCATCGAGGCAGCCGACCCGGACAACAAACCGATCATCGCCTCGACCGGCGCAACGACCGCGATCAACTGCGGAACCTATCGTTCGTTCTCGGTCGCGGCTGGTGAGCTGACGCTCCGAAACCTCGTGTTCTCGGGCTGGACCAACGCATCGCTCGGTGTGATCCGGCAGCTCAATGACGGAATCGTGATCGACGGGTGCGAGTTCGTCGGGAATACGGGCCGCGCGTGCATCGTCAACCTGGGCAGCTTCGCCAACCGCTGGTCGAAGTTCATCAACTGCAAGGTGCGCACGTCGGGCTCGACCGGCAGCGGCTCCGCGGGAATCGTGCTCACGTACGGCAGTCTGACCGAGGTTTACAACAACGACGTCGTGTGTCCGACGAACGTGCAGTTCCACTCGGGCGATGCGCTGCTCGTGGCGCACAACTCCGTTTCGGGCACCTGGAACACGGGCGGCAACTGCAAGGTCATCGCAGGCAGCATCACGACCGTTCGGGGCAACCTGATCAAGAACCTCGGCACGGGCGGCTCGCACGCCATCGATGCGGGTTCGGGAACCTACGTCGAGAACCGTGCGTTCGGCACCTTCACGACACGGTTTGCAGGCACCAACGGCGGCGAGAACTACAACGAAGACCCCTTGTTCGCAGACGCGGCGGGCGGTGACCTGACGCTGGAGCTCACGAGCCCCGCGATCCGTTCACTCAGCAGAAACGCGACGGTTCTGCTCGACTACGAAGGCGACTCCCGCAGCGATCCGACCGACGCGGGCGCATACGAGATGGTGCTCGACGTCACGGCGCCGACGATCACCGGCTGGACGCGCACCAGCAAGACGACGGTCGTCCTCACGTTCAGCGAGGACCTCGACGAGACGAGCGCGGAGACGGCAGGCAATTACACGACGAGCCCCATGCGGTCTGTCACTGCGACGCTTACCGACACGAACGAGGTGACGCTCACACTGTCGCCGGCCGTCGACTCGATGGTGCTCACGGTCGCGGGAGTCGAGGACCTCGCGGGCAATGCGCTCGCGAGCTGGTCGCGAGAGCTCGGCTGGTACGACTCGGAGACGTCGGGGGCGGTGATGTATGCCGTGACGAGCACGGGCGGATCGGTGGACTACCTGCCCGGGTGGGATCCGATGCCGAGTGGTGTCGGATCGGAGGCGACGCTCGAGCGGCTCGTCTTCGTCTCTCTGTTCTCCGACGCTCGGATCGCGGATGACGAGACGCCACCGGATGGGACGCGCGACCGCCGGGGGTGGTGGGGTGACTCGTACTCGGAGCGTCCGGACAACACGGGTTCTCGGCTCTGGTACTTGATGGGCCGTGCAGGGACGACGGCGCGCGAGATCGAAGATGCGGTTCGGGCGGCGCTTTCGTGGATGATCACTGATCGGCTGTGCAGTACTATCGCAGTGGTGGCGACCATCGAAGGCCAGCGCGCGGGCGTGGTCATCGACATGGGGCTGACCACCGGCGACCGGAAGCAACTCGCCTATCCCGACCTCTGGAGTGCGTATGCCCCTTGACCTCCCGGTCTCCGTACCTGACTTCGCGACGATCCGGTCTCGGGTACAGGCCGATATCGCGAGCGACATGGGCGAGCAGGACGTGTACCTCCGTCGCACGTTCGCTCGCGGGGCGGCGTACGCCATGGCGCGAGCGATGCACAGCCTGTACGGATTTGGCGCTCGCGTGGCCGCGGAGCTCCACCCGGTCACGGCGAAGTCGTGGGGTATCCTGATCTGGGCTCAGCTCCGGGGGCTCACACGGACGGCGGCGACGGCGGCGACGGCTCAGATCACGATCGTTCACACGGGGTCGGCGACGGTGCCCGATGGGACGGTCTTCGTCCGCGAGGACGGCGCCGAGTACACGCTCAACACCGGGGTGGGCTACGGTCCGAGCGGTGCCGGCAACTACACCGGCAAGGCTATCACGGCGAGCGAGGCGGGCTCCGAAAGTTCGCTTGACGTGGGCGATACGCTGACGTTCCAGTCCCCGATTGCCAACGTGTCGGCGACGGTGACGGTCACATCGGCAACGAGCGGCGCAGATCTGGAGACGCTTCCCGCGCTGAAAGAGCGGATGCTCGCGAACCTGTCGTCGCCCCCGCAAGGCGGCGCAGACGCGGATTACGTGGCATGGGCGAAGGCATCGAACCCGGAGATCCTTCGAGTCTGGGTCTATCCCCACGAACCCTACATGGGTCAGATCACGGTGCGGTTCGCGTTACGAGTGCCGGAGGGTGGCGACCCCACTGACGTGATCCCGGAAGCGGGTGACGCGACGGCGCTGCAGGCGGCGCTCCGACTTCGCGCTCCTGCGCACATGGCCGACTACGTCTATGCGGCGGTCCCGACGCCGCGAGCCATCGACATCGACGTGACCCTGACGCCCGACACAACGGAGATCCGGGAGGCCATCACAAACGAGCTTGAGGACCTCTTCGGTACGCTCGACGTCGAGCCCGGTGGGATCCTCGATGAAGACGACATCCGGGACGCCATCCGCCGCGGGGTCAAGTCGGTGGATGCGGACGGCAAGTTCGTCTTGAACACCATCGAGGGTGCGCCGCCGGCCGACATCGACTTGGCCGATGGCGTGCTCCCGGTGCTCGGTGTCCTGACTGAGGACGGGGGCGCCTGGACGTGAGCGAGTACACGCGCAAACCGTGGGCGGGCGTGGCCACGCAATACGTCGCGGGCCTCATCGCGCTGGCGGGACGGGGTCGGGCATGGATGCCGCAGCCGTCGTCGCGAACTGCGCTCTTCTGGCTCGGGGTGTCGCGCGAGCTCGTGCGCGCGCACGATTGGTTTGTCGCCCTGGTCGCGGAGTTCGACCCGCGCACAGCGACCGACACGCTCGACGCATGGGAGCGGTCGCTGGGCCTGCCCGAGTCGGGCGAGGTGATCGCCGCCACCAATGCCGAGCGCCGCCTGGACATCACGGCGAAGCTCCTGGCGCGGGCCGTCGTCACCAAGGCGCAGTGGGTCGCGTTCGCCGAGGCGGCGGGCTACACGAACGTGACGATCACGAGCGGGCACGCGGCGCAGTTCACCTGTAACAGCCGGTGTAACGCCCTGGTCACGGGGCCCTACTACTGCGCGGCGGCGTGGACGCTGACCATGACGGGCAGTCAGAACACCGCGTTCGAAGCCCTCGCCAACAAGATCAAGCCCGCGCACACGCGGCTCATATTCGTTTACGTCTGAGGGGTTAGGCTATGTCTCGAATCGCCACTGGCTCTCAAGTCGCGTCGCTCCCTACGCATCCGGTCGCCAGCGGCACACCGGGATATGCAGCCGACGCGGGCACCACGCCGAGCGCCACGCCGACCGCTCTCGATGCGTGCTGGGTGAACCACACCCAGGAGGCACGCGTCCGAGTGATCGAGGATGCCGGCGAGACGCCGTCTCGGACCGACTTTGACCAGTTCAAAAACGTGGTCGCGGGCGTGCACGGCATCAAGGCGCATGCGACGACCCTGACCAACGTGAGCACGCCAAAGACCCGGACTGTGGTCGGCTCGACGAGCTCGACGGCGAGCGCCGCGAAAGCGCTGGTCGGGGCATCGAGCGGCGGCGTCGCCAGCGGCGAAGAGTCGATGTGCCTTGGCACCCAAGGGACGTCGACGGCCACGGCTCGAAACGCCGCCGTGATCGCGAGTAACGCGGGCCTGGCAGGGGCCGCTCAAGCCGTGGTTCTCGGGTGCGACTCGGCCACGGCGAGCGGGGCGCAGTCGGTGTGCCTCGGCGGCACTGCGCAGAACGCGACGGCGGCTCGGACGGCTGTCGTGGGCGGCACCAGCGGGGCAGCCTCGGCCGCCGACGCCGGCACCTTCGCCGGTGACAACCCGACGGCCAGCGGTTTGAAGGCGGTCGCGGCGGGCGGTCACGACCTGACGGCGAGCGGCGAGAACGCCGCGGCCATCGGCGGCGATACGAACGTCGCGGCGGCGTCCGAGTCGTTCTGCGGGGGTGGCAATAGCCACGACATCCAGGCGGGAGCAACGCGCGCAGCGGCTGTCGGTGGAGACAACCACACGATCAGCGGGGCTCGGGGCATAGCGCTCGGCGGCTCGAACCACATTCTGACCAGCGCGGACGCTGTAGCTCTTGGCGGCGCCAACAACATCGTCAGCGGTTCCAAGGGTGTGTGCCTCGGCGGCGATACGAACACGGCCGACGGACTCGATTCGCAGTGCCTTGGCGGTGACGACAACTTCGCCAACGCCGACGCTTCGGCCGTTGTGATGTGCGACGCTTCGCGCACGCTCGACAACGCTTCGTTCGATCACATGGTCCTCGTGAGCTCGAAGAACGCCCGACTTGCGAGCGATGGCGATCCGAGCGCCGGCGGTGCGGACGGGTACTGCCTCGCTCTTGGGTACTCAGGCAGTGCGCCCGGTGCCGTCACGGTCAACACTAACCTGACGATCATGCTCGCAGGTAAGCACGGCATCATCCAGACGTCGGGGGCCATCACGGCATCGACGGACCCCAACTCGGACTTCGCCGAGATGTTCGAAAACGCGGAGCCCGGCATCATTCCCGACGGCACGCTCTTGGCTCGGGTGGGGAGGAAAGTCCGAATCGCTCGACCGGGGGACCGCGTCATGGGCGTGGTCTCGGCGACGCCTGGTATTCTGCTCGGGACGGGCGGTCTCCACTACGCGAAGCGCTACGCCACCAACGAGTTTGGTCGGCCGCTGCTCAACGAGGACGGCTCGCGCATGGACGCCCCTGGCTACGACACCCAGCGGCCCAACGTCGCCCGCACGGCACGCCCCGACGAGTGGACTGCGGTTGCTCTCGTGGGCCAGGTCCGCGTCCGGATCGGGAAGGGCGTCGAGGAGGGCGACTACCTCACGCCTGGCGCGGACGGTTGCGCGCTCGGCACGCTGGCCCGCCCCGACGGTCGGCCTGTGGAGGTGATGGAGATCACGACGCCGTTCGACGCCGCGCGGGGCTACGGCGTGGCGCTCTGCCTGGTCGGCTAACGCCGCCGACGGGCCGTGCGAACGGCCTGGACAATCGAGCGGTAGAGCTGGTCGGGAAACTCCCCGTCGAAGACCTCTTTGACGGTCTCGTCGATGGGCCAGCGCTTCTTCAAGTTGATCTTGGCGTCGTCGGCGATGTACCAGAGGACCGAGCCCGGCGTTGCCGTCGGGTGCCTCTTGCTCGCTCGAATGACTTGGCCGTGAGCGAGCTTCGGCACCGCCTCCCGGCGTCGGACCGTACGCGTCCGGACCTTGCCCGACTTGTCGGCCTTCGAGACCTTCGACGTCAGCGTCTTCCGTAGGCGGTCGATGCCGGGCCGGTAGGCGAGGCCGCGGCGGATCAGGTTCAGCGGCCACTCGCTCCGACGCTTCGTCGTGTCCGTCTCAGACGGCCGGGCCCCGATGGGGACGGCGCTGATCGGCTGGTCGCCGTTCGGGCGCGCGCCGCCCGTGTTGTGAACCTCGAGATAGTCGTGCCGGCCGAAGATGTGGAGGCGTAGGTCATGCTTCGACGCGCCTTTGTACGTCCCCCGGTCCGGGCCGATGCCGATGCCTTTCTTCGTCCACTCGTTACGAACCGTGAAGTGATTGCTCAACTCGCGCACGAGCCGGTCTCGCGCGAGTTTCGCCGTCCAGTTCATGCCTCGGGAGATCGCAAACGGAAACTGGTCGGCCCACTCTTCGAACTCCCGGAGCCGAGACAGGTCGAGCCGGATCGTGGTGACGACTGCCATGACGTCAGCGTGCCGATTCAAGGGCGGCGGGTCAACTCGCACTTGCCCGATATTGCTCGCGCATGTAGGGTAAACGCCTGATCGCCGGTTCAGTGCTTTCGGGCGCGGCCGGCATCCCCCCAATCACGGAGGCCCATGCGCTACGACCTGACCATCTCCTCTGGCTCGACGGGTCGCATCGTGGAGCGCATGCAGGCCGAGCTCGTGCGCCGCGGCGAAGACCTCGCCATCGACGGCAAGTGCGGCCCGAAGACCATGGGCGCCGTCGCCCGGGCGCTCTGCCTCCCGTCGCCCAAGGCGATCGGCCGCGTCGAGCTGGCCCGCCTCGGGATCGACGTGCGTCTCGGCATCGACCTCTCGGGCCACAACGAGGGCGGCAACAAGCGCCCCGTGAACTTCGACAAGGTCAAGGCGGCCGGCGTCAGCTTCGTATGGCTCAAGCTCACCGAACACGAGAGCTACCGCAATCACGAGGCCATGCGGCAGGCCGACGAGTGCCAGCGCCGGGGCCTGGACCTCGGCGGCTATCACTTCGGTGACCCGTCCGCGAAGCGTCCGCTCGACGCTGTCGCCCTGGCCGCCGACGCCGTAGCCGAGGCCGACCACTACCTGCAATGGCGCGGCGCGGTCATCGGCGCCCCGACCCTCTCCGACGTCCTCGACCTCGAGGAGGCCTACCAGGCCAACCTGAAAGCCGCGATGTGGGCCGCCATTGGCGGCACGTCCCGGCGCCGAGCCGAGCTGTGCGCGCTCTGGTGCCTCACCTGGCTCGAGCACGTCGAGCGCGCCACGGGCCGGACGCCGATGCTCTACACCGGCCGGTGGGCCTGGCAGGGCTACCTCTCGACCGCTCCTGCCGAACTGCTCGAGCGCCTTCGACGCCACGGTCTCTGGCTTGCCAGCTACAACACCGGCTCTGAGCCGAAGCGGACGATCGCCGGTTACCCCTGGCGCGTCTGGCAGTTCTCGGGCTCGGGTCAGATCGACGGCGTCGACGGCAAGGTCGACCTCAACTGGGCTCTCGCTGAGGACCTCAAGCCGTGATCGAGCTGGTCGGCGTCTCGATCATCGTGGTCGCGATTGCGATCGGCGCCTGGCTCGTCGGCAAGCTGGCCGGTCAGATCGAGCTGCTCATCCGCGAAGTGCGGGAGGCGCACAAGCGCCAGACCGACGAGATCCACCGACTCGATGTCCGAGTCGACGACCTTCACAAGACCATGGGCCGCCTCGAAATCATCTCGGGCGGAAAGGGGCGTACCTGATGGACGTCATTCAACTGGCGTTGGCCATCGGCAGCATTGCCGGCGCAGCCGGCGCCGTGACGTACTGGGGCGGCAGAATCGCTCGGTCCGTCGAGCAGATAGCCGAGCAGATCGCGGCGCTTCGAACCGACATCAGCGCTCACGCGGGGCTCATCTCTGAGCACGGCGAGCGCATCGCTCGGGTCGAGACCCGCCAGGAGGCCGCGCTGTGAACGCCGCAACCGCCCTCGCCCGCTCGCGCACCGCCTGGACTGCCCTGGCTACCGTCGTGGTCGCCATCGTCGGCCCCCGCGTCGGCCTCACTCCCGATGAGGTCGCGTCGCTCGTGGGCGCGCTGCAGCTCGTCGTGGCGACGCTCTACGTGCAGGACAAGCGCGGGGGTAAGCGATGAACACCAAGCACGTCATCTGGACAACGCTCCGGCTCATCGTGGCGAGCTGCACCGCGGGCTTGCTCACGTCCTGCGCCACTCTCGGCGGCGTGGTCGACGAGCAGGCTCGTTCGGTGACGTGGCGCTGTGACGGGCCGGCTAAGGCTCGCCTGCAGTCTCACCGAGTGATCGTCGAGTGCCCGACGGGGCCCGCGCCCACGCTGGTCGTCGAGACCGTCGCGCCGGTGGTGGGGCCGTGACCACCGACCTACTCTCACACGACGCCCAGCGCATCGCCCGCGCCGCGGCATCGGGGGCGCTCAGCGACATCGCCGAGCTCGTGCTCGACCAACTGCCGCAGCCGGCTCGACGCATCGCCCAGGCTCTTTGGTCGAAGTTCGCGGACGCTGTCATCGAGCGCCAGGTGCAGCGCGCCGTCGTCCAGGCCCGGTCGCTCACCGTCGTCGACGAGCGGACGCCCGGGGCCCCGACGTCCGTCGAGCTGGTCGACGAGCGGGGGTAGCGCGCCGCGGGTCACGCGCCGTGAGTTGCAAAGCCGACTCCGTCGAGCTCGTCGCCCGACTCAGCCGGCGCGACCGTCCACCAGCCGGCCGCGTACGTGACTAGCGCCGGGCCCTCGCCCTCGTAGTCGTTCAGGTCCTGCTCGAGCGCTTGCAGCGCGTCATTTATGTGGCCGTTGGGCCGGGTCGATGGGTTCGCAGCGACGGCGAGCTTCAGCGTCGCCGCCGTGCCGTCCGTGAGAACGAAGCCGCTCGACGTTTCGACAATGTGGTGAGTCGGGCCAGCGGCCTTGAGGGCGTCGGCGAGTGAGTCGTAGGTATTCATGGTCGTGTCCTTTGCGAGCGCGTCTTGGCACTCGGTCGTGTGGTCAATCAACAAGGCCTGAGCTGCTCTAAGCGCCGCGACGCTGGGCGGCGCATAGCCCGGCTGGCGCTTCGTGAGCGGCTCTCGAGCCGCGCGGAGCCAGCCCTGCAGCGTCGGCAGGCTCACGCCGAGGTGCTGGGCCACCTCGGCGCGAGAGTACGGCAGGAGGCCGACGAGCTCGGCCATCCGTTCGTGAGCAGGGGTCATCGCTCGGCCACCGCGTCGAGCGCATTGCGGATCGCAGCATCGATCGCTTCGTAGGCGGCGTCGCCAAGATCCGCCGCACAGTCTTCGACTTGGTGGCCGTTCCAGCGACCGTTACCAGCCCAAACGCCACCCGCCGAGATGATGACCTTCTCGCCGTCGATCTGCGCCGTGTACTCCACCCCGTCCACCGTCACTTCCACTTCCACCTTCGTGTGCTGACCGGCCCACAACACTTGCCCGTTTCGGTAGCTCTCCCCGAGCCCATCGGGCTCGCCCACGTAGACCGGAGCCGACGCGAGTCCGGCATCTCGGAGCGCCGCTTGGGCCTCCGCAATCTCCTCGGCCGTGTTGGTCAGGTAAACGTTCTCTTCGATGACGATGTAGGTCGTGGTCATGGTGCTCTCCTTGGTGCCGGGCCGCCACCTCGGCGACCACGAGATGAAGACTAGGGCATCCCGGCGCGATGCGCAACATGAAAAATAAAGCTACGGCGTATATAAAACATGGGGCGGTCCCGCTTGATCCTACCCTGATCCTGTCCAGACCACTCTACTGCTCGCTCGTTCAGCGCGGACGCAACTCGGCGATCACGGTCTCGACGCGATCTGCCGGTGGTGGCTGCACCGGGCCCGGGCCCCTCCAATTAAGGTCGCTTAAGTGCCAGTCGAGGCAAATAAGCAACGCTTACGTGCGCTTGCGAAGCGCGACGACGTTGCCTGATCCTGCCGTGATCCTGATCGGCGCAATCAGACCCACCGTCGCCACCAGCGGGAGCGCGCTCGGATCGGTGTAGACACCGCGAATCCCAGAGCTGTGACCGACCAGGTATTCGACGGCGTCGGGGTCCGCCCCGGCGCGCCTCAACTCGGACACGAACGCCTTGCGGAACGCGTGATCAGGCTGGCCCTCGTAGGCTTCGGCCCGGACACCCGAGCGGGCCCACGCCGCCGGGATGTGTTGCTCAGCGCGGGCGCCGGTCACGATCCGGTCCGTCGGCCGACCTCCCCACGATTCCACGGCCGCGACCAGGTGCGGCGACGCCGGCATGATTCGGCCTGCGCGCTCCGTCTTCGACTTCCCGAGCTCGCCGCGCAGACGGATGGTCTTGGCAGTGGTGTCGATGTCTCCGAACACGAGCCCGCAGGCCTGGCTCACCCGGAGCCCCGTGTAGCGCATGATGATCGCCGCTCGGTAGCCGGCGGCGGTCTCGGGCAGCTCGGCAATGCAGCGGTCACACTCGGCCCACGTCGGGGCGACGGTGGGGGTGGATTCCAGCGTCCGCATCTCGAGCAGCCGAGGCCGGCCGATGTCGTCGCCAAACTCATCGGAGTCGTGCGCCCACTCCCAGAGACGCTGGGCGGCCTGGATGTACTGCTGACGGCTGCTCTCGGTCATGCTGGCCGACAAGTGGTCGTAGTAGTCGGCCAGGGTCCTGCGGCTGAGGACCTTGCTCGCATCCTCATCGGCCCCGACGAAGGCCACGAACGAAAGCGCTTGGGCGCTGTACGTCGCGAGCGTTGCCGGCCGTTTAGTCCGAGCGACGTGTTTCAGGTAGCCCGCGACGACCGCCTCAACTGTTGCACTAGGCTTCGGAGGCTCCCAGTCCCGCCCGTTGGCTTTCTCTTCTTCGACGCTGCGGCCGAGTTGCTCGGCACTTCGACGGGTCGGGCACGACCGCGCCCGGCGGTCGCCGTGGACCCCGTACCAGCGCACGAGGTACGCGTCGCCCCGTTTCGTGATCGTCGCCATGCCTCGACCTCCCTCAGCCAGTCGTCGAGCTGGTCAGCGTACCAGCGCCGCTGGCGCCCCACCATTACGCAGGGGGGCGTGAGACCCGCCCGCTCACCATCGGCGAGGAGACGCGCCAGCGTGTGCGTCGACACGCGCAGCAGCTCGGCCACCTCGATGCTGGTCAGCGGGCGGGCCATGTCAATCCCCAGACCTGTCAGGACGCGCCTTCGCTCTGGCCATGGCCCATGCTCGGGTCTTCTCGTCCATCGGCTCGGGCAAGGTGTCGGAGTCGCGTGACTCCGGCATCTTCATCTCGACCTCGGCGCTGATGATGGCATCCGGCGGGCCGGCCTGTCGGTCTGGAAACTGGAGCGTGTGCACCAGCTTGACGGACACCACTTCGTGACCACGGCGCGTCAGGTCTCGGCGCAGCGTCGCTTCGATTTCGGTGCTGCTCAGCTTCGCAGTGATCTTCATGATCAGAACTGCGACTTGATGGCCGCACGGGCCTGGGCGTCGGTGAGGCCGAGACCCACGGCCCAGCCGAGGAGACCGTTGATCGCCGCCTCGGCCGTCTGGCCCGAGGCCGCCCAGCCCGCCGCTTGCTTGCGAACCTCATCCGCCATCGGATGCTCGGCCGCGGGCGGGGCGGGCGGGCGCGGTGGGGTCGGGGCCCCCGGGGTCGCGGGAGCCGAGGCAGTCCGAGGCGTGACCGGAGCCCCCGGGCCTGCGAGGAGCGCGGCGCCGAACGCGACCTGTCCCGGCACGGCTTCGAACCGATGCCGGATCCAGTTCGACCCGTCCTTGCTGGGCTTCGGAAAGCCGATCACGTCGATGACCATCCCGCGAGCAGTCTGGGCGGGACCGGATACGCCCCGGCCGATGGGGCCCCATCCCGACTTGGGCGGCGGCGTGTTCGTCGACTTCACGAGCTCGATGAGAAAGCCCTTGATGTCTACGTCACCGTAGCTGGTCCCGGTCTTGGCGTCGTATCCAGCCGACCCGACGCCATGCATGAAGATCACGGCCACCCGCTGACCTTGGTAGTGCGCCGCGGGACCGACGCAGCTAATCACCTTGCCCGAGATCCGATACACCAGAGCGCCCCGCGACTTAGGTCCCTGGCCGGGACGGTCGGTCACCTCCACGACCTCGATGCGGGTTCGGCCCTCACCAATGGTCGGATCGCGGTGCCCCTTCTCACTCACGTTGTCCAGGGCGTCATCTTCGTAATCACTCATCTTCAACCTCAACACACGATGCCCTCTCGGGCGTTAGATCGGGGCCGTCCAAGTGGCCATCGCCAGCTTCTGACGGGTCCCGAAAGACTCTTCGATGTAGCGGGCGCTCTCGATCGCAGACCGGAGCGAGCGCCGGAACGGCTCGGTGTGTGCGTAGACGTGCACCTCGACCTCGTCGGCCTCTTGGCCTTGACGGTGAGTGCGGCCCAGCATCTGTTCCCAGATCCCACCGGAGCCCGGGGGCTCGACGACCAGGTTCGTGCGGCACCAGCGCTGCAGGCCGTCGACGCCCTCTTTGTGGACGTTCCACGACGCGGCGAAGCTCTGGCGCTTCTCGGTCGGGATCTTGGAGCCGGCCCCGTAGACCGGCAGGCCCGCCTCACGGAACAACGGCTCGAGCGCCGTAGAGCCGTACCAGACGATGACGTGCTGGCGGCGACGCTCGAAGTCCATGACCCGGTCGAGCACGTCCGACACGAGATACAGGTCGATCCACGTCGGGACGCTCGGCGGCTCGGGCTTCTTACGCTGGGGCTCCCAGCGCTTGAGCGCCAGGTGCGGCCACTGCATCGCCCCGCTCTCGAGCTCGGCGCCGATGGCGGCCCGCACGAGCGCCTCAGAGTCGTAATCGGGCCCGGCCCGCTCCGCGAGCTCGTCACGCACCACCTTGGCCCAGCCCCGCCGCGACCTCACCCATTCCTCGTCGACGATGGCCAGCCCGTCGGGGCCGAGGGGCCAGCGCCATTTCTGGTAGTACCCGAGTGACAGGTGCGTCCCGACTCGGGCGCGCGAAAGGTCGTCTGGAAGGATCTCCCCTTCGGGGTCTACTGACGCGTCCATGACCTGGGCGAGGAGTTGCTTCACACGGGCCGGCACTTCAATCTCGATCGGCGTGATCGTGAGGCTCGTGCCGATGCTTGACTCGCTCGAGCAGACGACGCCGGGCGCCGAGCGCATCCGACGCTGGAACGCCTGGCGCGCGTAGGAGACGAGGCCCTTGCCGCCGTCGGGGCGCTCACCTTCGCCGAAAGCGTCGAGCAGCGGCGCGACGGTGCGCCAGTCGTGCGACGTCGGGCGCCCGCGGCGGTCGAGGCACGCCGACCACGCCAGGACGTGGTGCTCGTGGTTCTGCTCCGAGTTGCGCGGGAGGAAGCTGCGGGTGCCGAGGGCCCACTCGGCGATGTGCGCGAACTGCTGGATCGAATCGTGAGACAGCGTCCCCGACATCGCCACGACCGGGACCCCGCTCTGGACGGCCCGGCCAAAACGGCGCGTGCGGGCGGCGTCGAGGTCCCCGAGCGCGTGCGCCTCGTCGCAGACGATAGCCAGGCGTCCCGGCCCGACGTTCGCCGCGAGCTGCTCGAGTTCGCGCGAGTTGCCCTTCGCCGAGACCCAGGGGTAGCTCCTGCACTGCATCGTCCCTTCGACGAAGAACAGTTGCTTGGCTCGCTTGATCCACCGATCCGTTTGAGCGACCACGTTGGGCTTCGTGAGGATCAACGTGTGGTCGACGCCGAGCACGGTCCCGGCGAGCAGCGCGATAAAGGTCTTGCCCCCGCCGACGCCGATGGGCAAGACGGCCCCGCGAGCGTGCGCGATGGCAGCCAGCGCCATGCACTGAAGACCGTTCAATCGCAGCGGACGGCCGTCCAACATCGCCCCCGGCCGCACCAGTCGCGCGTTCACCTCGTCGATTAGCGCCGCCTCAAAGGCCGAGTAGTCGACGCGAGGGACGCGCGCCGCGCGCACCGTCTCCGTCGGCCAGTCGGCCATCGGCGGCAGCGCCAGCCCCGCGAGCGCGCCAAACGTCATCGGCGGGCGCGGGGGCCGGTGGGCCAGCGTGGCCAGCATCGGGGGCGGGGAGTGCATCAGGTCGCGGCCCCTTCGTGAGAGAGCCGAACCGTGGCGCACAGAGCTTCTACGAGCCGACTGAGGGCGTACGCTGCCGACTGGCATGCTTGCGCGGTGACGCCGTCCGTGCCCTCCATGTCGGGGTTGTGGTGATAGACTACTGCTCTCATACGAAGAATGACGCTGTCCGCAGCGAGCATCCATGCGAGAGACGCTGTATCGAAGGGCGCCTTCAGAGCAGCGGCGTAGTAGAGTCTGTGCACGTCTCCGATGCTCATCGCACGGCCCTCACCTGCCGCGGCGCGAACTGCGCGATGATGGACTCGAGCTCCTCGAAGAGCGGGTGACGCGTCGAGACGAAGAGTGCCTCGGGCAGCGCAGCCGTTCCGTCGCGCAGCGCCCGGTAGGCGAGCGACGCCACGAGGCGATTCCCCTCGCGGAACTTGCCCAGCCGGTAGTCCTGGCCCAGCTCAGCCGATGCCTGAACCTCGTACGGCGCGACCCACTCGCTGAAGTCCAGGGCCGCGACGCCCATCGGCAGGCAGTCGACGTAGACGGTCGTTCGGGAGGGGGAGACGCCCCCGGCCACGTCAGACGACGCGGGCGGCTCCGGGGGCGATGGTGGGGCAGGTGGGGCGGGCGCCGGTGGAACCGGCGGGGCGGCAGTCGCGGCCGCGCTAGAGGATGGAACGGGCGGGGCCGGCGGGGCTTCAGCGGAATCGTCGGACTCGGCGCCCCATGGCCGCTGGCCGGTGAGGAGCTCGACGACGTCGGCAATCTCCGCGAGCAGCTCGCGCCGGGTCGTGTTGCCCCTCGCCATGATGTCGTGGCCGGCCTCGCGAGCCGCAACGACCAGCGACGTGAGGGCGCGGCCGGCGAGGGCCAGCGTGATCTGCTGGCGCAGCGCGCCGCGGAGGTCCGCAGGGATCAACGGGTGATCCGGAATCGCTTCTTTCGCGCGCTTCGGGGGCTTCGGCGCGGGCGGCGGGGGCGCCGGTGGGGCGGCTGCAGCGGCCATCTCCGCGGCCTTGTCGTCGCTCGACATCGCCGGCAGCGTCTCGACCGGTGGCGCCCCCGCCGGCGGCTCGTACTTGTAGCCCCGCTCCTCAGCGCGCACCGACCCGTCGAAGACGTAGCAGGCGATGTCCCAGAGCGTCGGGACCGGCACGCCCGTCACCGTGGCGCGCTCGAAGAACTGCCGCCAGGCCTCGACCGTCCATTGCGTGTGCGGCGTGCGAAGCCGGCGGTGCTCAGAGAGCGCATAGTCCGCGTCACCGAGGTTCATGTACTGCCCGTACACGTTGCGAAGACCGACCTCGACCAGCTCGGGCAGCGGCGCCGAGTAGCCCTGATAGTGCTCGACGTTGCAGACGGCGGGGCGCGCCGCGTTGCGGTTCATGCCCTGCCGCTGCTGCCATCGCGCCGTGCGCTCGATCTCCGCGAGCGGCGGCAGCGGCTTGTTGGCGCTCGGTGCCGGCGGCGCGGGAGGGGCGGGCGGCGCCGGGGGCGGCGGCGCCATCAGCTCGGCTTGCGCCGCGGCGTTCACGGCCGAGACGTCGGCGGTGTTCTTGGCGAAGGGGTTGCGGATCACACTGTCTCCGATGAGGTCGCACAGACCTCGGTGAGGGCACATGACGCCGTAAGAGCGGCACGCGTTGGGGTTGGCAGGGGTCTGGTCGACGCGCTCAATCTGGGAGCGCTCGACCATCGTCAGCATCTGCGCCGCGATCCGAGCCATGCCGTCGTCGATGACCTCGGGCGCGAAGTAGGCGCCGACGAGCTCGGCCTTGGGGGCGCTGCGCGACGCGTAGATCTTGCAGAACTCGACGCCAGTCGACGCCGGGGCGAGCTGATAGATCTCGTGGCGCGTCTCGCCGAGCACGACGGGGAAGCGGTGCGTCGGGCGGCAGGACGGCTGCAGCGCCGCCGAGTACAAGATCGCTTGTGGGTCCCGTGAGAGATCTTGTTGCCGATGCTCGCGCCGGATGCTCGAAACGAACTTCAGGTCGCGGACCGCGATCCGGTCGGGCTTCGTCCATGCCAGGTCGACGGCGCCGACGGTCATGACCGGCAGGCCTGCGAGGGCGAAAGGTCGCTCGACGCAACAACGCGGCACCGGCACCGGCGGCAGGTACTCGATGACGGTCGACGCCTCGGGCCCGGGCTGGGTGCCCTTCGTGAGGTACTCGGCCACCTCGGCGTGGAGTCGTCGCCCCTCGGCCTGGTGCGGCTGCTCGGGCTCGGTCTCGCCGGCCACGCTGGAGATCCACCACCGGCGCGGACAGCCGGTCTCGCCCCCGCTATCGTCGCCGTGAAGCGCGAGCTGTGACGCCGAGCACAGTGACCAGCCCTCGGGGCGGGGTCGCAGGCGCTCGGCCGTCACGGCCGGCAACTCGACGGCGTCGAGTATGTCGAGGGCATCCATGCTCACGGGTGCACGTCCGCCGGCACATACCGGCGCTCCGGGGTTTCGACGACGCAGCGCACCAGCCCCGCGACCTCGGCCTTGGCGAGCCAGTGCCGCACCGAGTTCGGGTGTGCGTTCAGTTCGTAGGCGAGTTCCCGCGCCGAGACGTGCACGGGCACCTTGCGGTGAAGCTCGTGCAGCTTGGCGAGGATCTCGGCGGTGACCAGGTCGCGGGACATGGGTCAGATCGCGTCGAGCGCTTTGACGAACATGCGATGCAGCCGATTGGCGCGGTCCCGTTGGAAGTCGGTCGCCTTCACGAGGCCGGCCACTTCGGCTTTGTAATGGTCGAGGTCGAACTCGGCTCTCTTGAGCTTGTCGGCTATCTCACGCTCGTCACGGACGGCCTGTGAGGCCACCTCGTCGACGACGGCGCCGAGCCGAGCAATCTCCGCTCGCGCGGCCTTCACCTCAGCGACGGCCTCGTCGCGCTCGCCCTCGAGCTTGCTGATGGTCTTGACGGCCTCGGCCTGCCACTTCTCGAGCAGGAACACCTTCTGAGCGAGGTTCTCGCGCTCGGTCTCGGGGTCGGGCGTCTCGACGGTCATGCTGTGGGCGCTGGGTGTACGTTCGCTCATGGTCTCTCGCTCCTGTCATGGTGAAGGTCCCCGGTCCTCGGCTTCAGTCAGCCTCGGTCACGTCGCCGGGTCGGCGTCGCAGTCCTGGTGCCCTTGCCCTATCTCCCCATTGCGCTCGCCATTGCAGTGGTAGGGGAGCCGGGTGGCCGGGTTTCAGGGGTCATGGCCCGGTCGCTGCGAGCGGCCGGGAGACGCGCCACCCTTGGTTTGTGTTCATCAGTCGCGAATCGCCGCGTCTTGGCCGTACCGAGCGCGGATGTCGGAGATGTGTCGGTCGTATGCGGCTCGCTCGAGGTCGCTGATGGTGCTCATGTCGATATCGCGGAGAGCGACGAGACTCGAGACGAGCTGATCGAGCGCGGCCAGGCGCGTCTCTCGCTTGTCCGCCAGGATCTTCTGGCCGAGCTCCCGCTTGCGGCGGCGCTCCGCTTCGGCCGCTTCGAAGGCCTCGAGCTTGGCGCCCATCGACTCACGAAGCTTCGCGTCTTCGTCGAGCTGCGTGAGAGCGCCGCGCACCGACGCCAGGACCGAGAACAGCTCGGGCTTGACCTTGTCGGCGTCTGGGTGGGACAGCGCCTCGGCGATGGGCGTCAGGAGGTTCATCTCGAGCGCCTTGACCTCGGCCTCGTACTGCGCGGCGAGCTCGCGGAGCGGCCCCGCCATTTCTTCGTCCGCTCCGCTGGCCCACTCGCGGAGTGTCTCGGCTACGTTCATCACATCACCTCAGTGCTTTCCGCGTTGCTGCGGTTCACGGCCATGCGCAATGGATGCCTTGATCTCGTCGGCATCGTAGTGAGGGCCATCTTTTACGAGTTCGTCTGACATTTGCTTGAGACGCGCCACATCGTCAGGTTGAAGCGTTTGCGAGACGGCAATATCGAACGTGCCGTCGTCGCACGGGTCACCCGTGATGATGCAGGCGCCGCCCGACTTGATGAGAGCCACGATCGCGGCGCCCAAATCGATACACGACGGCGTATCCTTGTTCACTGGCCACCTCCGAACGGAACGCCCAGCGCCCGGTTAGCCAGCGCCGTGACCGCCACCGAGAGGCAGCGGTCAGCCGTGTGGAACTCGACGCCGGCACGCACGAGCGCCTCGGCGTCGCGCGCTCGAAGCGCTGCGGCCCGGGCGCGCTCTCGTGAGTAGAGCGTCAGCGCGATGATGGTGAGTGGGTGTGGCATGTGTCCCTCGTGTATGTGCGAGCGCGCCGGACCCGCCGGACGCATGTCATCCGCAGCCCGCTCGCAACCTTCGGCCAGCCGGCGCGACTCGCAGGGAGGACGCTACGGGCTGGTGCGCGAGGTCGCAAGGCTTGCATCCGGAAGCGATCCGGAAATGCAAGGCTTGCCTGTACTCACGAGCAGTGTTCCGGCGGGCGCGGGGCGGTGGTAGCGTCTGGGCATGAACCCGAACCTACTCGCGACTCTGACAGCGTTGGCCGGTATTCTCATCGGTGCCGGGACCGCCGCCGTACTGCATCCGGAGCCACCGGCGTGCCCCGAGTGCACTGCGTGCGCTCCCGTGGTCCCTTGCCCCCAGCCGGCGCCGTGTGTCTGCCAGCCTTGCAAGGCTTGCCCGAGCTGCGTCTGCGAGGCGTGTCCGCCGGCGCCGGCCTGTCCTGAGTGCCCGATGCGAGCCGTGCCCGAGGGGGTTGATCCGGCTTATGCCAGGATGCTCGGGCCGACCGACTGGCCTTTCAAGGCTGAGAACTCAAAGGGCTGCGTCTTCCTGATGACAAACCCCGAGCCCCGAGGGAGGGGAAGACCGGAGGCAATAGCTCAAGTGCGAAACATGTCGGGCAAGGCATGGTCGACCGTGGCACTCGAATACGTGCTGCTCGACAAGGCTGGGAACATCGGCGACTCCGATTCCGTCATGCTGACTGACCTTGGGAACGGTGACATACGCGCGGTCGACTTCACCTTCCGGAACCTGCCGCCCGGGTTTCAGGCCGGCATGGGTCGACTCGACATCAAGTTCTGCCACGACTAGGAGCGCTAGTGCCCGACCTTCACCCAAAGCTGCAAGCGGCCCTCGAGCGCGACGGCGTCACCCTGGGCAAGCTCGCCCAGGTCGTCGGGCTCGATGCCCGGACCGTGGCGCGGTGGGGGAGCGAGGA